TATTAATATCTATATTAATTATATATGTTACGTAGACGAAAAGTGCGTTCAAATAAAGGTAAAAATGGATGTCCATATAAATCTAGAACTGCTAAAACTAAAAGGAAAGTGAGTTCAAATAAACATAAAAATGGATGTCCATATAAATCTAGAACTGCTAAAACTAAAAGGAAAGTAAGTTCAAATAAAGGTATAAAAGGCGATACATATGAATCTAAAACTTCAAAAACAAGAACTAGAAAAAGATTTAAAGGTGGTTCAAACCTACCTTTAGAAAATAAATGTACTCCTACAGAATCACATATACCCAATGTTAGAATAGAAAATGAAATAGTATGTGAACAAGATGTTAAACAAATAAGTGCTTCTGCTTGTGTAGAGGGTCTTTGAAGTTCTTTAAAAAAGAATGCTGAGGGTAAACCAATATTTTTTACTGCTCCATGTTGTAGTTGGAAAAATGACTAATTTATATTATTTAGATTTTTTAAACCTATTTTGTAATGGGGTACCCCAATTACTAGGATCACCTCTTAAACAAATACCTAGTTTCTTTTCAATATTACCCAAAATTTGATTATTGGGTATAGCTGTACCATTTTCATATTCATTAATAACTTGCGGTTTTACACAAATTAAATTAGAAAGTTGTACTTGAGTTAATTTTTTAGTATTTCTACCTTGTCTAATATGTTGACATAAAATCTTATTTATTTTTTTGTGCTTACCAACATCTGTACTTTCATCTAATGATTTCATATTATTATTAGATGATGGTTTATTAGCGGTGCTTTGTTTTTTTTTTGTAACAAAATTCCCTTCTCTAATAGCATTATTTTCGTGTATTTTTTTTTCTTTTTTATCAATATATTTTTTCCGTAATACTGTAAATGTATCCCAATCATTTTCCGACATCTTTAATTATATTATTATAATTATTTTATTTTTATATACTAATAATATATGAATAAAAATAATAAGATAATATATTTTTTATATTTTATAGTGTTAATACCTACAATATATTTATTAGATAAGGGATTATACTATGAAAATAAAAAAGAAAATGTTGTTAAAACACTTATTAAATTATTAATAGAAATATTTTTAATCATACTATTTTCTATAATAATAACTAAACTTATATCAAACTATTTTAAAATAAAACATATTATGATTAATCCATTTTTATTATTATCAAATGTACTAGTTTTGATTATCCTATATAAAAATAAAACATATTCTAAATTTATATATTTAATTAATACCAGTATAGAACCATTTATAGATTTAAATATTAAATCAATTAAACTTAAATACAAAAACGCAAAGAAACCCAAAAGAAGGAAAATATTTAATAAACATCATTATAATTATAATAATTCAAATAGAGTAAAAAAAATTTATGATAGAGAAAAATATAATTTAGATATTAAGAATAATGATATTATTAGTGGAGAATACAAATATGCTGATCTCCCAATACAAGATTTTTATAAAAAGACACAAAAATCATATGATTTTATAGAAGGTTAACAATTATCATCCTGTAATTCTAAATAAAATAAAAGTTTATCATATTCCTTTTTAGATGCTAATATTATAGGCATTCTTTTATGAATACATGTTAAATCAAATGTCTTAATATATTTTAGTAGTGAAATATATCCAGTATTTAATCCTACACCTCCAGCAATTTTAAATATATAAGATAATGGGTACCCCTGATAAATACATCTAATTTTTCCATGAGGATATTTTTTTGATGTAGGATAATAAAATATCCCATCATTTAATAATATTCGATGTGCATCAGCTACTAAGGTACCCACCCATCTCATATTATAATTATCATGACGATAACATTGAAGTAAATAATTAACTTCTTTATCGTAATCATTAGAATGATTAATGGAATAAATTTTTTCGTTATTATTTTTATTCATATTATCAAATGATAGATGTCTATTAAATATAAATTCATTATTAATCAATATCTTTACATCTAATTTATCTTTATTAGTATATACCATTACTGTTTTGGGACCATATATACAATATCCCGCACCGACTATATCTAATAATTTATTATTTATTTCATCGTACTCATAAACTCCATATATAGAACCAGTAGTTATATTAGATGACAAATTGCTAGAACCGTCTAATGGGTCAAATGCTAAAATATATTTAGGTGATTTATTATTTTTTGTATTGATAAATTTCAATTCTTCTTCTTCTTGAGAAATATAACCAATTATATTTTTATTGTTAGTTTCTATATATTTAATAAAAATATCATGACATTTTTTATCTATAGTTCGGTCATTTGTTGGTTTGCAATTTTTTAAATAATCTGCTATTTCTATAAATATTGATTCAAACATAATATAATTATATTTGAATCTTTATATGTTTTTTATAGTTTTTTCAATTACAAATTAAATAAAATTCTGTTAAATTTAAATATATTATATTTTTAATGATATATATTTTATTAATACTATTTTTAACAATATACGTATTGAAGTTCAAAAAACATGAATATTTTTGGCCAATAATTAAATGTGGAGAATGGTTCAAACTTAATCAGGATAAATATAATAGTAAAATTTCTTATAATATTATAACAAGATTAGATTGTAAAATAAATTTATATGGTATCATAAAAAATGAATATTATTGTCCTAAATCTATTTTAGAAATCGACAAAGATAATGGGCATTATTCACCAAAATCAGTATGGTTTATTAAAGAAAGATCTTCTGGTGGTGGTGGTAGTGTATATCCTACACAATATAAAAATATTAAAACTAAAATAAAAACACTAATGAAACAAAATACTCGACCTATATCAAAATACCATATACCAGCTTATAGTAAAAAAAATAAATATATTATACAAAAGGAAATATCACCTTGGTTGATCAATGGTAAAAAATGTGATCTTCGAATTTTTTACGTAATCGTATTTACGAAAAATAATGTAAAATTTTATTTAAGTAATGATGGATATATAAAAATTAATAGTTTAAAATATGTAAAAAATAGTACAGATAAATCAATTCAAATAACTAATAATATGGTACAAAAGAATGCCCACAATAATATACTAATATCTGAAAATAATTATTATAATAAAATGATGTCTAAATTAATTCTTTTATTTACAAATTTATCTAAAAAAATAAAAGTATTATTCAAAAATTTACATAGTAAATACCAAATTGAATATCAAGTATGTGGCGCAGATGTAATATTTGATAACTTGTTAAATCCATATTTATTAGAATTAAATTCTGGATGGCCAGCATATACACAAAACAATAACTCTAAAAATATTAAGAATTTAAAAAAAAATACAAAAACTGAAATATCTGAAATGGTGTATAATTCTATAAATAACATTCCAATAAAAAATAAATATTTAGTTCCATTAAAAATCTAATATTACAATAAAATAATACATAATCAAAAAATATTAATATTTTTTGATTATTTATATGATAAATTTTTTATTTACTAAGTAAAATTTAATTAAAGTCTTCTAGAACTCCTTTTTCGTTTTCTTTTAGTTTTACCTTTTCTGCCACGTCTATTTTTTTTTGATTTACGTTTATAAACTCTTCTCGATTTTCTGCCACCAACCAAACTTGGTTCAGGGTTTTCATGCGTAATATCTAATAATACATCTTTTATTTGGGGTGGTCTCCACATATAATCCCATGAACTTTGGTCCCAATCATATTCGGGACATACTAAAAAATCACCATCTTCAAAAAATGTTTCTACCTCTTGCTTTAAAAATTCATGTTTTGCTATTAATAAGTCTTCATTACTAGTTGCTGTAATTGGTTCAAAATTACTATTAACAAAATTTATTTCAAACCCACCCATATCCTCTAACTGAAATTGTTCAATTAGATACTTAGCGAATTTTTTTCCATCTTTAGGTAAATCATTTTTATCTATATTTTCTTTATAATTTACCCATATAGGATTAGGATCAGGATTCGAAACTTTATCTACTAATGCGTAAATTAGAGTTTTAAATCTTGTTTCATTGGTTTCATTGTTTTCATATTGTTTTGGTAATTCTAATATTTCTTCTAACTTTATATTTATTTCTTTTAAAATATCGTCTGTTTTCTCCTTCGTTAACGGTCTTATTTCTTTCAATATTCTATTTTCTATTATTTTTTCTAACGGGTCCTTTGAGGCATCGGGGAATACAACATTGTCACCCTTTAAAAGTGAACGTGTTAATATATCTAAAAACTGTAAGTATTGTTTTTTAAAGTCTGGATTATAATATTCTAATATATGTTTACCATTCAATTTATTTGTTACTCGTTTACTTACACCAGAAGACAATACATTAAAAACACCAATATTTACAACTTTTTCACCGCCCGCATTATCTTTATATTCATGGGTAGCCTTTATCAAAGGATGGTCAGATATCCAACTTTCATCTAAATTAATTTTTTCATTTTCATCTAGACAAATATAAGGAACATCAGTTTTTTTAAATTCAGTAGCACCACGCGCACTATTACCTAATGTTGATGGTTCAATATCAAAATCAACATATGGTACGTCCGGATTTGCTGTAGGAGCTGCCCCACTATTTTTTTTAATAACACCAACAAAATCTGTACCATAATAACGTTTATTATATACCTTTTTTAATAGTAACTGCGCATTTACTGGATATAAACTTCTGGTTTTAGCTAATGCACCAAAATCTTTTTTTTTTTGGTCTGAATGAAAATGTAATTTAGCCTTACGTATTAAATATGTAAATCTTTTCTCAAATCTGTCAAGATAATTATTGTCTGGAACGGCGGACGGGTTGGGGCCTGAATCGCCAGTTTTTGGTAAAGGACCTGAATGCATATTAAAATCTCCAGTTAAATAAATTGTAGTATTAAGTTCATCAATGTCTTTTTCAACATCTTTTTGTATTAATTTAATTAAAGATGTGCCCTCGGTACCTATTTTTTCATCTAAAATGACAGGGTCGGGGTTTGACTGACTATCTAAATGACAAGTGTAAATTATAACCTTTCTATCTGTACCAGGTTTTGTAAATACGGTTCTATCTAATCCATCATCTGTAGTTTTGTCTCCCTTTACCATATTCTCATATCTTTTAGAAACACCTTCTTGTTTCCATTCATTTGAATTATAAAAAATAGTACGACAAGCGTTATTTTCTCTATCAGATGTTTGATCCAAACGACCACCATCCCCTCTTTCTAGATTTTTCCAATAACCGAGTTTAATATATTTTATTTTAACTTGAGAATTTGGTGCTTCAGACATTTATAATACTAACATATATAAAAATTTGAATATATTATTATTTATTATTAAATTACATGTTTACAGAATATAATTCTATTTTATACCTTAAATCTAAAAGTGTTAAGACGAATAAAATTGCTAGTTTTGATTTAGACCATACTCTAATAATGCCAAATAAAAATGTTCATCCTAAAAGTGCGGATGATTGGAAATATTGTTTTGATAATGTCACATATAAATTAAAGGAGTTACATCAAAATAACTATACTATAGTTATTTTTTCAAATCAAAGTACTTTAGATAAACCTGGTAAAAAAGAACTAATTTTATCTAGAATTAATAAATTTTTAGATAATATTAAAATACCTATAAATGTAATGATTTCTAAAAAAGATGATAAATATAGAAAACCACATACTGGCATGTGGGATGAACTATTTATATTAGGTATAACTGATATTGACTATAAAAAATCATTTTTTGTAGGTGATGCAGCTGGAAGAATTTATAGTGGTAGAAAAAAAAAAGATTTTGCGGCATCGGACCGATACTTTGCCGAAAATATTGGAATTTCATTTTACACACCTGAAGAATATTTTAAAAATATTAAAGAAAATTGTGAATATATAGTGTCTAATATAAATCAATTTAAGACTCTAAAACCAGAACATAGATTTAATGGTAATATTAAGTTGGGATACACATTACCAGAATTAGTAGTAATGTCAGGATATCCAGCATCAGGTAAATCAACATTTGTAAATAAATATTTTGGACACTACAAATTAATATCACAAGATATTTTAAAAACATCTAAATTGTGTTTGCAAATGTGTGATAAGTTTTTAAGTAATAGAGATAGTGTTATTATAGATAATACAAATGTTTCTCGCATAAAACGCAAGTTGTTTATTGATATTGCTAATAAATATAATATTCAAGTAAGATGTGTTTACATGAATATAGGATTTGAATTAGCAATACATCTTAATAATTATCGTATGTTAACACAAAATGCTAAAAAAATTGATAAAATAGTATTTCTAAGTTTTAGAAAATATTTTCAAGAACCAAAATTAGAAGAAGGTTTTAATGAAATAATTAATGTTAATTTTGTACCAGAATTTAAAAATATTGAAGCAGAAAATATATTTTATAAAAATTATTAACTAATAATTTATTTAATATTAAATTACTATATATTATATTGTTTTTTATTGACCACGTGTTCTTCGTCCAGTACGTTTACGTCCTTTTCTAGAACGTCTGTTCTTTGGTTTTAAATTAGGTGCAACGTTTAAGTATTGATTTGGATTAGGTGCAACATTTAAGTATTGACTTGATTTTCTAGAACTTTTTCGTTTTGGTTTATTCGGATCAACATTCATATATTGATTTGGATTAGGTGCAACATTCATATATTGATTTGGATTAGGTGCAACATTCATGTATTTACTTGATTTTCTTGAACTTTTTCGTTTTGGTTTATTCGGAACAACATTCATATATTGATTTGGACTTTTTTGGTTTGCACGTTTGCCCCAAACACCTAGTAAAGGTTTTTTTTTAGCAGCTTTACGCTCACTTGCTAACATTTGGTTTGTAATATTCATTATTTCAAAATCCTCCACACTACCCATATTGCTACCAAATCTTTCTTTTTTATTATTTTTTCCCATTTTTCTAGCTAAACCTTGTCTTTTTGGTCTTTTTTTGTGAAATTGTTGAGGTCCATCAGGTGTTTCTACACCTTTAAATGATTGTATTCCATCGGGTGTTGGCATAACATTCATATATTGTATTGAGTTTCTATACATTTGTTTGATATTATATCTAAATATTTTTTTAGTATATATTTTTTTTATAAAAATATAATATATGTTTATTATTTCAATTATTGAATCAATTTATATTATTTATGTATTAAATTATTTTAAAACGCGATATAGTTTAGCACACCCATTTACATATTTTGAAAATAAATTTTTTTTCCATGCTATAGGAAAATCAGATAAAGCTATAAGTAATATATGTCCATTTGGACACATGGCTTCATGGTATTTAGCATTATTTGTTTTAATTAGATTAATATTATTAAAATGTAATACTATTAAATTAAAATATATTGTTAAAGCCAGTAAATTAGCATTATTTATTACTATACTATTTTCTTTTATGAATTTTAATGCAGTAGCTTATCTTCTACCAGTATTTATTTTAGAGTTTTATCTTATTTATAATAATTTTTATAAATAATTATTTTCTATATAAATTTTAATGGACTTAACACTTATATTTATTATGTATTTACTTGGAATACTTATTACTATAATAAGTGAAAAATATAGAGATACATTTATAGGAAAAATTATTTTTGATACAAAAAATTGATAAATAACATTAATGATATTTTTTTTAAATGTCAGTCGCACGTACTAGAATAATGAAGAATACAATTAGAACCGCTACAAATAAGAGAAATAGAAATTCAAGTTTACAAAAAGGACTTAGAGAAATTATTAAAAATAATTATTCTTATGGATGCTGTATAAGTGGTGAGGATGCAGATGGATGCGATGCTGCACATTTAGTGCCACACTCAGAATTAAAAAATCTTGATACTAAAATTAATCATGAATTTAATCCAAAAAATGCGGTGTTAATGAATAAAACATTACATTCGTATTTTGATAAATATTTCTTTACCTTTGGAACTAATATACTGGAAGAGTGTACAAAAGGATTTGTTAAATTAGATATAATTTTATCTCATAGAGCAAAAAAACTTAAACTAAAAGAACGCAAACATTCTATATTTAATTATAAACATGCCTTAGTAGAAAAAGAATCTTTAGAATTTGTGACTCTTAGGAAAGAATTATTTGATGATAATAATAATTTGAGTAATACTATATTAACAAGTGATGATTACAATATTATATCTAACTCAATTAGTGATTATAACATCCATCTAAAAGACTCAGATTCTGAAAATTCTGATTTTTCAGAATTTTCAGAATCTGAAGATATTGAATATCTTTCTAATGATAATAATTTTAATCGTCGCAATGCGAGAACTAGAAAGCCTCATAAAAAAAAACTATCGCAAAAAGATGAAGAAAAAATATTAGAATTTGCCACTTTATATGAATTAAAGAAAAAACAGAAATGTTATCTATCTCATATTCCACTTAAGGATAGAAATAAATTTGCAAAAGATAATAGTATTGATAAAAGAGATGTTTATAAATTTCTAGTAAAAGAGATAAAGAAAATTGATGGTTTTAAACTATCTAAAAAATAAGTAATTATATAAATTATTTGATATGTTTATTTTATTTTAATTAAAGAATCTAAAGAATTGTTATCTTTATTATTTAAATGACAAAATGTTTAGCAGAATATATATGGCTAGATTGTAACCAATATCCTCGTTCAAAAACGAAGGTTTTAAATGAAACCCCAGATTCTATTAATAATCTACCTATTTGGAATTATGATGGTTCGAGTACTGGTCAAGCTACCGGTGAAAATTCGGAGGTATTACTTAAACCAGTTGAAATATATTTAGACCCATTTAGAAAATTAAATCATATATTAGTTTTGTGTGAATGTATGAATCCAGATATGACACCACACGTTAATAATACGAGAAATAACGCATTAGAAATATTTAATAATGAAAAGGTCAATAGTGAAAAACCTTGGTATGGTATAGAACAAGAATATATTTTATTAAACTATCAGAATGATACACCATTAGGATGGCCTGTTAACATAAATTTATTACCTAAACCTCAAGGAAATTATTATTGTTCTGTTGGCAGTGAAAACATTGCTGGGAGAGAGATAGTTGAAAAACATTTAGAATATTGTTTATATTCTGGATTGGATATTAGTGGAATTAATTCAGAAGTTTTATTAGGTCAATGGGAGTACCAAGTTGGACCATGTGAAGGAATTAAGAGTGGAGACCAAATGATTATATCTAGATATATATTATATAGAGTGTGCGAAATGTATAGAGTAAAAGTTACTCTTGAACCTAAACCAATTAAAGGTGATTGGAATGGTTCAGGATGTCATACTAATTTTAGTACCGAAAGCATAAGAAATAATGGTGGGTTAAAACATATTAAAAATGCTATAAAAAAAATGGAAGAAAATCATGATTTGCATATGGATAATTATGGTAAAGATAATCATTTGAGGATGACCGGTAAACACGAGACAGCTTCTTACGATAAATTTACTTATGGTGTAGCTAATCGTGGTTCTAGTATTAGAATACCAAGTGAAACAAAAAAAAATGGGAAAGGATATTTTGAGGATAGAAGACCCGCTAGTAATATGGACCCTTATGTTGTAACGTCTCTTTTAGCTAAAACCATATTATTGTAATTCTAAAAATTTTTTTATTATTCCATAAGAACTAGATAAATTAACCATTTTATGATGTTCACCACCTTTATCTGGATGATATATTAGTGCTAATTTATGATATTGTGATTTTAATGTATCTTTATTGATATTTTTTATATTGATATTCATAAATTTACAGGCATCATTAAAAACTTTATTGGTGGGATAATCAGAGTAACTTTCATACTTCTTATATTTGTCTCTCCAAAAATCTTCAAAAATTCTTTTTTTTTCCATTTTTTTCTCCATTAAATTTTGACGATATTCTATTTGTTCTTTTTCTAATTGTTCAAAAGATTTTTGTATAGGTAATTTAATAGGAGTATCTAGATTAGGTTCATTATTAGGTTCATTATTAGATTTATAAATATTATTAAGTGCAGATATAATAGAATCTTTTTTTTTTAATTTAATAATTTCATCAGAATTTAATAACCCAAATGGCTTTAATTCCAATTTTTCAATTTCACGTAATTTTTTTCTTAATTTTCTTAAGTCGGTATTAGTATTTAAATCAATACTAATATTTTCATTTTCTTCGTCTTCTATCTTTAATCCATAAAATTTATTTAAATTTTTTGATGACATTTATTTATTTAGTATAAACAAAATTAATCAATTTTATTAAAAATCAATTTACTATAATTTGTAATTTATTTCTACTATTTCATAGTTAGATAATTATAGTTATTAAATTTGATTTTTTTAATAAATTGTATAATAATAATATTAGCATGCAGTCTATTTTAGATTCTTGGTTAGTTGGAGATGATACTTTAAAATTATGTAATTATATGTGTCTTGATTGGTCTAATCAAAAGGTAAATTGGACATATGATAAACCTAAAGAATTAAACTTTAAAAAAAAAATTAAATGGCGTTCTATGGGTATAGAAATATTAGTATGTGGTAATATTACAAATAATAAAACAAAATGCCAATATAACTATATTCATACACCTATACTCAAATCTAATTTACAAAAATGTATAAGAAGAGGCTTAACTAAAACTGCTCTTAGTACCGCAAAAGTAATGATTAAAACCGATTTTATAGAACTTATAAGAAGACTTTCAATAATTATGTTAGAAGATTGTACTTTGCACGAATCTTTTAATATATTAGTATGGATGATTGCTGCTTATCCTGATTGGCAACCTACAAAATGTCATGCTAATTGGTTATTAAGTTTGGTTAAATATCTATCTAATTTAAAAGTTAGAGACTTATATTTAAAAGAAGAATTTGATTTTAAAACTAATCTTAAAGAAATTAACTTATTAACTAATTGTCAAAAAAATTTAATTTATAGCATGTATTTCAGAACTTCTTATGGTGGGATGAAATGCGATATGTTAATGATAAAATATTTAATTAAATTATGGATAAATAGATTTGAAACCAACACAAATTTGGATAATATTTATACACCTATTATACCATATACTGAAAAAATTTTAAATATTAAAACAAATCAAATAGAATTATCTGCCGTAGATTTTCATTGCTATCCACAAATATTAAATTTAATTCAATACAAATTTGATGATTATGAAATAGAAGATATTAAAAATGCTATTTGGTATTATAGGTCGAGTAAAAATAATAAGATTATTATTAATACTCATTTAAATCTCAATGATTTTATAGATTATGATAAAAAATATTTAAATATTTGGACAGATATTAAAACCGAGGTTGAAAATTTATCAAAATACTTTATATCTAAACTTAATTAATAGTTATTCTTAATTTTATCTATAATTTTTGTTGTTGATATTTCTTTAGTATAAGGTATATAACGCATAATACCTAATTCTATTGGAACTTTAAAAAATTCTTCTTGTAAACTATCATTGCCATGTATTACTAAATCTATATTATTTTTTTCTATAAATTCTTTGGTTAGAACTAACGGAGGAGATTCTATAATCTTGTCAACAATATTACAATGTTTTAACATTTTAATTCGGTGTTGATGAGATATTATTGGTAACCTTTTGTAATTTTTAACATCCTCATCAGAAATTATACCTACAATAAGATAATCACCTAGTTTTTTTGCATTAGATAACAAATTTATATGACCTATGTGGAATAAATCAAATACTCCATCTACATAAACAATTTTCATAATATTATACTATTATGCAATATTTAAGTTAAAATTTGAATAACATTATATTATTAATTTAATAAATGCAACAATATTTTCAAGAAGATGTACTAGAAGCAGGTATTGATGAAGTAGCAAGGGGGTGTCTTGCTGGAAGAGTTTATAGTGCTTGTGTAATTTGGCCACAAGAATTAGACCCAGAAGAAGAACATTTAATTATTAAAGATTCGAAAAAACTTTCTGCTAAAAGAAGACAAATTTTAAAAGACTATATTGAAGAAAATGCCATAGATTTTTCAGTAGGATTTGAAGAATCAGAAATAATAGATAAAATAAATATTAGAAATGCAACATTTAATGCTATGCATAAAGCTATAAATGGATTAAATGTTGAACCAGAATATTTATTAGTTGATGGAAATGCTTTTAAACCATATTATACTAATAATTCAGACCTTATCCCTCATAAATGTTTTACCCAAGGTGACGCTAAATTTATACCTATTGCAGCTGCCAGTATTTTAGCAAAAGTTTATCATGATGAATATATTGATAAGTTATGTGACGAAAAACCAGATTTAGAAAAATACGGTTGGAGAAATAATATGTGTTATGGAACAGAAGAACACCTAAATGCGATAAAAAAATATGGGATAACGCCGTATCATAGAAAAACATTTGGAATCTGTCAAGAATATAAAAATTGAATTTTTGAAGTATTAACTAATTAATTAATACTATGGAGCCAAAAAAATTATATGGATGGTTCTCATCACTTGCACATAATCAATTAAGAACATATTATTTATATACAAATAACAATACTGAAGAGGTAATATGTACTATAATAACTAACACTAATAGTAATCCTTACGAACCAGATTCTATGTTACATAAAGATTCAAAATTTATGGGAGAAGTTACACATTTTGTTAGAAAAGTAAATTTTTAATATTTATTAATAACATGGGAAATATTAATAAAATGGGTTCACTATGTAAATGCTGTCCTAATAAAAAAATAAAAAGTTATGACTTATTGTTAAATGATTTTGATGAACCAAATGAATTAGATAGTATTTTATATACGTCAGAAGATAATATAGAAAAATGTGAGCTAAAATTATTTGATACTATAGATTTAACTGATACAAGTAGTATTATAATAAATTAATATAAATTTTAAGTCTGTCTACATAGATATATTTATAAGAAATTTTTTTTATAATTAAAATGTTTGGTTAAAGTATGAATTATGATTATTGTGTTAAAGTTATATTAATTGGTGATATGGCAGTTGGTAAAACCTCTTTGATGAATGTCTTGTTAGGAAATGATTTTCAGTATAGTTATAATGCTACAATTGGTGTTGATTTTGGTGTAAAGTCATATGAACACGAAGATAAGATTTATAAATTACAAATTTGGGATACAGCTGGTCAAGAAAAGTTTATTTCAATTATTCATTCTTATTTTGCTAACGTATGTTGTGCTATATTTGTATTTGATATAACCAATAAAGATAGTTTTAATAATATTCCAAAATGGATTGAAGAAGTTGACCAATATTCCAAAAGAGAACCGATTAAATTACTAATTGCTAATAAAATAGATTTGCCGAATCATGAGGTTACACCCAAAGATATTGGAGAATTATTAGATACATATAATTTACTCTATTTAAATACTTCGGCTAAAAATAAAGAAAATATTGACCAAATATATAAAATATTGGTAGAAACTTTAGATAATAAAATACTTTCTGGAAAAATAGTCCCAAATGAAAATTTAAGTATTACTACTTCAAAACGAAAAACATATTTTACTATAGAAGAAAATGTTAAACCAAAAAAATGTTGCATTATATCTTAACTTAAATATTTTGATACAGTAAACATTATATTAAGTACTAAAGCTTCTAAATGTATTACCTCTTTATATGAATTACAAATTTTAGCGTTATAAATACTACATAATTTTAAAATTTCTAATTTACAATCTGAACTAAGTTTAGATTTATTTATATTATTATATATTTCTTTAAAAATATATGTAATATTAATATTTTTACTGGTTAAAGCATAAATATTTTGTTTAATTTTAGAAATCATGTGAATATTATTTGAAAATATTAATTTAACTAAATCTTTAATCTCTTTTTTTATGGTATCTATATATTTGATATATTTCCCAGTTATAGTACTATATTCTAAAATTAATAATAATTTATTTAAATTAGTTGTTTGTTTTATTAATTCATTAATATTACTATTATTTATAGTAATCTTTTCTTCTATTGAAATATATTTTATAAAATTAAATAATGAATTATTATCAGGTATTGGAACATTAATATAAAGAAATTGACCACCAAATATATTTCTTAATTTAGAACTATTATGACATGTAATAATTAGTCTGAAATTAGTGTATAAAGATTCAATTCGCCTTCTTAAAGATTTAATAGATTCTAAAGATAAATGATCGGCATTACGTATTATTATTATATTATATGAGTTAGTCATGACATTACGATTATTTGAAATATGTTCAATTAATTTTAGAATACTTAATTTATCATTATAAAGATACTTATTAACACCTATTTCATAATGATAATTACTATATACAAGTTTTAACTCTTTATTATTATTATTAATTTTTATATTAATTTTTGTATAATTTTTATTATAAATATCACTACCATAAATTTCTGATAAAATATTTAAAGCTAAAGTATATTTTCCAGTTCCTTCTGCACCATGTAAAATTATATTTGGAACTTCGTTTTTAGTTAAAAGTTTAAGCTTATTTATAATATCTAAATGTATTTTAAATTCATTAAAAGTTTTAGGTGTATATTTATCTTTTAATAACATTGAATATTATAATATAAATATCTTTAATATTAATTTAAAAAAAATTGATTACTTAAAAAAATATTTTAATTTTTAAATATCATGGATTGGGAGCCTAATAAAAGAAAATTTGATGGTGATATAAATTGGACATCTAAAAGAAGAAAAATAGAATGTGTTAATGATTCTGTAACTATGGGTGGAAAATCTGATTTAGATGTAATAAAAGAGAATAATCATATATATTTTTATTGTGAAGTAAATAGAAAAACAGTTCTTGACTTAATAAAATATATTAGAGTTCTAAATTCCGAACTAGCTAATTATCAAAGTAAATATGATTTTTCTGACTCTAAAATATTTATTCATATTAATAGTTATGGTGGAAATATTTTTGCCGCTATAGCTGTTATAGATACCATATTAAGTTCTAAAGTTCCAGTAGTATCTATTATTGAAGGATGTTGTGCTAGTGCTGGTACACTAATTAGTATGGTTTGTTCAGAACGAATTATTACACCCAATTCGTTTATGCTAATTCATGAACTAAAAAGTAATTTTTGGGGTAAAATGAGTGAAATAGAAGATGAATTTACTAATTTACAGCAGCTGACTGAACTGATTAAAAATTTATACAAAAAACATACTAAGTTAAAATTAACTGGTAAAAATGGAATTAATAATATTTTAAAGCATGATATTTGGTGGAATTCTAATACTTGTTTAGAATTAGGTTTAGTAGATAAAATTATATAATTAATTTTAAAATAAAATATATGTATAAATTAAAGATGAATTATCTTAATCTATGTTTAAAATTACCTAATTTAGGAATAATTATTTATCATTTGGTATTTATATTAATAATACCTTACATATGTATAGCTTTTAGAAAAACAGCGTCATTGAAATATTATTGGCCATTTCTAGTAGGATTTGCGAACATATTAACATTATCATATGAACCACATTTATTTAAAAACTTGTATCAACTTGTTCCCGAAAATAGAGTTTCTTTTGTTTCTAGTAATATTATTAATTTAATAGCTATAATGGGAATTATATGGCAATGTATTGATATATCAGTTCAATCTATTGGAAATCCTATGGTTCCTGTGTTATCTGGATTAATTATGTTTTTGTGTGCATTTCCACTATCTAGAGAAGGAATTAAATTTATAGTTAATAAGAGTAAGAAATTATTTAAAAATAATAATTCTAGTGGTAGTAAATTATTGGTTGGTATATCTACATTAATTATTATAATTGCATTTAATTTAATAGGATTACAAATGGCTAAAAATATGGGTTCAAAATTAATAAAAATGATTCCTAACGCCAGAAGAATGGGTCAAAGAATACAACCATTTAGAGCACAATTAGGAGTAAAGCCACCTGCAGTAAAGCCACCAGCAGTAAAGCCACCAGCAGTAAAGCCACCAGCAGTAAAGCCACCAGCAGTAAAGGCACCACTAAGACAAACCCAAACAAGGAGTACAAGACGTAAAACAGTGCAGGAAATGTAAATTTAATTAATATTAGCGTTTAATAAAAATATTAAAATATTAATATATTTTAATGAATTTATTAATAAAATATTGTTTAAGAGAAACTAATTTAGATTCGTTATTATTTCATTTTATTTTTTTGTTAATTCCATATATTATTATTTTAATTGGAAAAAGTAATATATTAATCTTATACTGGCCATATTTAATCGGTATTGCTAAAACTTTTACTTTAATAAGTGAACATAATTTTTTTAAAAATTTATATCCGACTAAACCAAAAGATGTTTTTGGTTATATTTCAAAATATTTTATAAATACTGTTGTTATATTTGGTATTTTATATCAGTGTACTCAAATAAGTAACTATACACTAGAAAAAATAGTATTAACGGGTTTAATCTTATTTATTTGTTCATTTTTATTATCTCATAATTTATTAGAATATATTATTGATAAAGGATACCAACGTATTAAGAATAGAAATCAATATTATGGAATATATAAGTTTATTTTAGGTTTTTATACTACAATATTAGTAATAATATTACAAAGTATATTAATTTATATAGTTAACAAATTGATACGTTAATTTATAAATATTATCTGTTAATTTTATAATATTATCTGTTAATTTTATAAATATTATATTTGTTTATATTAATGTTAGATTTAATAGTTAGAATACCTAATTTTGGTTTAATAATTTTTTATATTATATTTATTATTTTAATTCCATTACTTATATATTATTCTAAACCTATCTTTATAAATAACGTTTTACCATTTTATAGTATTATTATTCTAGGTTTGGCATCCATATTAACATCTTCTGGACATCCCTATATATTTCAAAATTTATATCCTATAAAAATTACAAATAGCTTATCATGGATATCTAAAAATTTTATATCTTTAATGAGTATTTGTGGTATTTTATTGGGTACTAAAGAAGATTATTTAAATAAAATTAAACAATATAAAGGTCAAGCATCTTCAAACTTAAATAGTCAGATAATTAAAGGTAATAGTAAAATGTATACATTTTTTAAAACATTTTTATTGATTATAACATCACTATTTTTTTTACCTAATGCTGTAAATATTGTAATAGATAGAATAGATATTTTAATGGAGAAAAAAAAGAGAGAATTTAGTTTTAATATACATAAATTTTTTGCAGGATTATTAGTGTTAATACTTGTTTTTATTGTTAATTATTTCATACTTAAAATATAAATTATTTTTTTTATATTATTATAGTAATGAATTTAATAGACTATTGTGTAAAAATTCGTAATTTAGATACACTATTATTTTATGTAGTCATTTTAATACTTTTATATGTTAATAAAGTACAACAATCTGATATAATTAAAAACTCAATTGCTATGCAAATTAAGGCTTTTATTTTTATAGTTGTTATATTAAATATTTTAAGTGTAGCTAATGTTTTTACCTTATCTGGATATCCACATTTGTTTCAAAATGTATATCCACAAAAACCTAATAATTTTATAGGATGGATATCCAAAAATATAATAAATATTTTAAGTTTGGTATTTATTTTTATTTGTTCTATATCAATATTTTATATAAAAAAACAATTAGTACCAGCATTACTATTTAGCGTATTAATTATTATTACACAATTTATGCTTTTAACTGACGGTTTAAGATTTTTACTATTAAAAATTAAAAATCATGACAAAGAAAAATTTAATTTTAAAAGATTTAGTGTAGGATTAATGTTAATCATTATAATAAGTATTTTAGAATTTTTCGTATTTCAATATTTTATATCTAGTCAGTAATAAATTGTCACAAAAAAACATTAAATAACACATTATGCGTTTTTAAATTTTAATTTTAATCTTAATATTTATTATTATATTAACTAATTGAATATTAAATGAACGACAAAATCTATCACATAGAAAAAAAATACTTAAAAAGAATACAAGGTAAGTTAGATAGACTACTAAATATAATTTCTTTATTAGATAGAAAGTTATCTAATACTGAACTAAAAGAAATTATTATATTAAATAATTCTATGACTCAGTTAGAAAACGATATTTCTAATATTGAAATAAATTTACTCAAAAATATACCTAATAGAAAATTATCATATAATATGAAACAAAGCTTAGATAATAGCGAACATGCGGACCAAATTATTAATAAATTTTTACCATATATGTTATTATCTAGTATTAGTAGTTGAATAATTTTAATTTAAGCCCTGGTGGTGTAGTGGTAACATTGTTGCCTTCCAAGCAATAGCCTCGGGTTCGATTCCCGGCTAGGGCATTTATTAGCATAATATTATTAATAAAATTATTAATAATATTATTCCCCGGTTTCAACATACCAATTTCTTTTTACTACATTATATAATACTGGTCTAGGTATATTAGATTGGTTTGCACATCCACGATGAAATATTCGTCCATCAAATATAATAACATCACCCAGTTGAGTGTCAAATCTTAAATGGTCTGATTTTAAACTTTCATTATAGGTTAATTTGTGAGAACCTTTAATAAATTCAGGTGTACCATTATTTTTATTTAAATTTACTAATGGTATTAGTATAGTAAAATAAAATGGTTTAAAATTATGTACCATATTATAATCATTATAGTTACCTAATTTATCAGATTCACCATCAATGTTTACTACATCTCTATGCCAAGGTCCATTATCTGAATTTACATCTGATGTTAATAAACCCCAAGTAGTTGAATACTGTTTTGTTATAAAATTATTAATCACATTCATTATTTTAAAATTTATAGTTTTTGTAAAACAATTGCAGTTAATATCGTATCTGCCTTTTACAATTTCTATTATATCTATGTTATTAGATTGATAATTTTTTTTAATAGAACATCTCTCTTTGTCAAAATGAGTATAATATAAATAATCCCTAAAATTTGGATTTTTAGATATAGTTTTTAATGCTGTTTGATGTGTTTGTAATGCCAATTCTTGAAGTTCAATCATTTCTTCTGGGTTATATACTGATTTTACAACAGTAACACCATCATTATCCAAATCCTTTGCATGTTGATTTAACATTATTTGTTTATAATAATGTTAAATAAATATCAATTTTTTCATATAATATTTCATTGGTATCTATAAATTTATAGTAACACTCCTTTTAGACTTGGTGTCAGTGAGTATTGTTAGTATGTTAAAAATTGATATTCAATCTTTAAGATAGTATACAAATGGACCCTTTGAAAACATCTAAAAATATTAAATTGTATTTAGGTTTATTAAGTGGGTCTGAATCATTTTATAAATATATTGCGAAAAGCAATATATTAAAAATATGTGATATAGAAGATAATTTATATTCTTTCTATCCAAAAAAGGGGCATATGATTTATAAAAATTCAACAATTGACTCTCCTGACCAAAAGATATATACAAGATTAAATCAATTTAAAGAATTCAAAGGGACCCAATATGATATTATGGTATTCAATCATTGCAGTCATGGAGATTATTATGAATGTATATGTTTTGTGTATGTTAGTATTAGTAATATGTTCTATAGTATTTATTTGAAAAAGTATACATTTTCTTCTTTTGGGTCCAAAATATTTATTAAAAATAATGAGATTGTAAACGATGACCAATATCAAATAGATTCTGATTTAAAACCATTAGATTTTCATTCTATTTTAGAGGATTATGGTATAGATTTTGTCAAAACTATTTGTGATAAATTTGGTTATATTAATGCCATCAAATATATTAAGTCCATGTCTAAATTAGATAATTAGTTATTTTCAAATATTTTATTAATATTTTTATAAAATTGTGTCTCAATCTGTTCTATATTATTTATACCTGTATTAAATATTTCTATAAGGCTATTATCACGTTTTGTTTGGATAATATCAAGTATATTAGAATTCGGGCTATCTAATAAAATATGGTTGTAGTTATCAACTAAATTATTACTATTTGTAATAATATCTTTTGGTGTAAAAAATGCAGTTGCTAATACTCTATTACCGAATAGTTGGTATAAAGTGTCGTTATAAATATCCTCTATTTTTTTATTATATGTACATATAAAACCCATTATATGAGCTCCTAAAATATTTGGTGTATCATACTTAAAAATCCAATCTGACTCCCCTTTAGAAAATTTATGATAAATATTTGGTAAATCGGATGACCATTGCAAACTAGGAGAACTTAATACATTTCCATATTGATGTGGGATATTACTTATCATATTATCTATATCAGTTTTATTACTATTATTTAAGCACATATATACACGTCTAAATCCTTCATCATTATTATTTAATATAACTCTAAATACATATTTTGTATTTTGTTCTAATTTAATTATTTGTTTATGCAATAAATTTGTATCACTGGTTAAATTCCATTCTAATATTTGAACATTAGAGCTCCACCAATAGTTATCTTTATCGGATATAGTATCAAAATATGGGTCATATTTTTTTATTAATATTTTAGATATATGCTCCCAATGTACTATAGAATTAAAATTTGGGATAGTCTTTATTTTACTATAATATATATTTTGTGTATCTATTTTTTGAGTTAAAATATTAGGTATTCTAGTTTGTGGGGTTGTTATACCCTTATTTTCTATATTTATTAAATATATTAGTATGTCTTCTAAAATAATATTCCATTTATTATAGTTATCACCCATTTCTAATGTTCTAATAATATTATTTCCTATTCGTAAACCTGAAGCAAAAACTAAACCACCATTATATCTATATTCTATTACTGTAGGTTTTACCGGATATGCTTGGATTAAATTATTGTTGGAATCGGATTGATTATAAAGTAAATTCGAATTACCATAATTACCAAATATCATATTACTATTATATTGATTTTCTAGACCTATACTACTCTCATTAAAATAATTATGTTCTGATATTCTCCATATTTTTCCTTTATTATTGGAATATAGTACTTTAATATTATTTGGAATAAAAATATCATATTGTTCGTTGTTATCTTTAACCGCTACATTATATAACATCTTTCCACCATTGGATAAATATAATTCAATCATATTTAAATACGAATTTAATCTTTCCCAATATAAATAAGATTGGTCGTTGGTAGTGATTATTACATCATATTCAAGTAAACTATCTAAGTTCATATTAATAAAATCTAATGATGATATCCTAATAACTTGACGAACAGATTTAAAATATCTAATATGGTTATCCCACCAAAATTCTGTACTATAATCACCTTCTTTTCTATCCTGTATAACTAAAATATTTTTAAATATTGGTTCAGGTTCAGGCTCAATAGGTTCTGGTTCTGGTTCAAATTCTAATTCAAATTCAGGTTCAGGTTCTAATAATAGTTCTCCATCTATTATCTCTTCGTTGTTATTTTCATCTATGATATTAATTCTTGGATATATATTTAATTCTGATTTATAATTATTTATACCATATATACCATTATTCTCTAATGATATACTATTTACATCTTTATCTATTAGTGTCCATTCAGATTTACCTCTCCCTTCAAAATCACCTTTATAAATACTCCAGTTAAATATATTACCATATTCATTATGGTATAATAAAGATAATATAGCATTATTTAAAAATTGTACTTGAATTGTGTTAGTTATATTAGTGTTATTCGATACATCTTCTAAAGCTTCTTTTAGAGTCAAGTTTCTAAGTTCAAATAATTCTTGACTAAATTTAGTATTTGTATTGACATTATTTGTGGATATCTTGTTAGAAGGTGTGTTATAATTTTCTAAAGATTCATAGTTAATATATTTGTCAAATAAAATTCCAAAATAATAATCAAACGATATAGATGAATTTCCAGGCAATACACCTTTTTCGTATAATAATACTATAGCTTTATCACCATTAATTATTGTATTCTCATTGGTATTTGTTAGTATTTCATTTGAATAAACATTATCTATACTTATGCTATCTAAAATAGAAACTTTAATATTTTCATTTTCACCCCAAAACCCTAATGCAACTTCGTAAGGTAGATTATTTTTATAATAGTTCATACTAGATGATACAATTGCCCAATTATCATTGTTGTTTATATTATTCTTCCAAATTTTATTAATAGTATTAAATGTAGTTGTACTGTTATTAGTTAACGAGGCATATATATCTGCATCTAAAACATACGCATACCTAACATTCTGTAAATCAAAACTACTTGTATTTGTTAGTGTAACTCTAAATTTCATATATCTACTATCATGGTCAAAATCTATTGTAGTACTTACTTCTAAATATTTATTATTATTATTTGGACCTGAAAACCAACCATAGTTATTAGCTAGATTTGTATAGTCTATTGCATCGCCACTTATATTTATATTGTTCTTAAGATAGCCTTTCCATTCACATTTTAATTTATTAAATTCATTTGACCTATGATAACTTATATCTTTTGGATAATCTGAATATGTTTCTATAGAATTATATGTTCGAGAACGGGTTATATTTATATCAGATGTAGAATTTTGATATTGTTTCCATCTTAATCCATTATTTTTACCATAATATTTTATTGAATCTAATGTATAACCTAAATGTATTTCAGATGTTTGTACCCCAGGTAATACAGTTTGTAAAATAACTATATCATCTAAATTATTCCAACCATTTCTATCATATCCAAAATCTAAATTATTTTTATAATTAGTTTGATTTGTATTTATTGGTTGTTTTGATAAATTAGAAATTTTGTTTAAAGTGTAAAAATCTAAATTATCATCCAATTCATCTGTAGTACCAATAGTTCCTTGTGATGAAATACCAAAAGTCATATATCTACCTTGTAAACAAATATTTTTATTAGATGTTTGATAACTTTTAATAAAATTCGGAAAAGGTTCTGGTTCTAATTCAATAGGTTCGGGTTCAGGTTCTGGTTCGGGTTCAGGTTCCGGTTCTGGTTCAGGTTCCGGTTCTGGTTCAATTGGTTCAGGCTCTATGGGTTCTGGTTCTGG